CATGCATACCTAGATTTTGTGTCTTACAGATGTGCGTTGATACAAGTTCCACTTTTACGTCTCACAAAGCTATAGACAATACATAGGTGACTGTCTAACTATTTGAAGATTTGACTCTAAGTCAAATCCTGCACAGTCAATCTTTCTCCTTGTTAGATGATAGTGATGGATAAATCCTTCAAATTTCCCCTTGGCTGCCTCTGAAGACACACCTGTTATCATCTCATCACCTCTCATTGGACAGGCTAGTGGGATTCCGTATCCGATGTGGACTGCCTTCCACAATGCTCGTGCCGCCTCAATCTGTATTGGATAAAATCCGAGATGAGGCTTATGCTTGTTCCCATGGGTCCATGAATCCTCCAGAACTGGTCTAGCTCCCAGGCCATTTTTTTCATACCAGCTTTGATACTTTGTATAATATGCATTTGATATCTCCACTCCAATTGACTTTTGATTCCACTTTTGACCACCAGCGTGCCAGGCACCGTGCTGAGTGTCTAGTAATTGATAAATTGTTCCATCATTATCGATACAAAAGTGAACAGAGGCACCTCTTCTCTTTAGTACATTTGCACACGACTCTGATGAAAGGCAAACATCCCAGTGATTGACAAAGAATGTTGGATTTCTTTCGGGCTTGCCTGAGTAGTCATAATAATTTCCTTTCTTTGTTCCAAGGCCTCCATGCTCATCCCAAAGTACAACCTTTTTCCACTCAATCGGAATAAATTTTCCATTATGGACTATCCATCTATTAGAGTCAAATCGCCTATCAGCCGGTTTAAAGCTAGATATCTCAGACTCTCTTTCTGTCCAGATTCTTCTATATGTAGTGGGACCGACGAGCCCGTCTGCAGTTAGGCCATTCTCTCTTTGCCATTTTCTAACAGCAGAAGTTAGGGTGTCGTCAAAGTGATCACAACCGAACCAGCTAGGATCCCATCCTAAATTTGATGCAGAAGACCTATTATAAAATACCTTATCCATATCTTACTCAAAATCTATGTCAACTGAGACGTTGATGTTGAACTTAGGAACTCTTAGCTGATTAGCCATTCCATGCTTTTTCGCCTCGGTAGCATCTAGAAACCAGTCTGCATGACCTTTTCTGTGTACGATCTTTAAAAAGTAATCATCCTTCTTTCCGCAATTGCGAGCCATCATTGAATATACTTTTTGATTTAATCTGTCTGTCTCTTCCGCACTAACCTTAACTTCTTCAACCTTTCCCCACGCCATGCTTGAAACATCATGAATCATCACAGTAGCATCAGGATCCATAAACCTCATCCCTTGCTCGCCAAAGGAAAATAGTATAGCACCGCAGGACATCGCCTTTCCTTCCACAATGGTAGCTACAGGAAGCTCTGAGTGGCTTATAGCACTGATCATGGACATTAAGCTATAGACTTGCCCGCCATACGAGTCAATAACGACAGGAATGACCTTCTGGCCCGTATTGTGTGCCTGTGCTACTTGCTGCTGAAAATCTTTTGCAGATTTTTCATCAAACTTGTTCACAGTAATTATCACTGGATTTTTTCTCAACTCCACTTCCTTAACAAGCGGAGACATCTTAGTCGTCCATTTCATTGTATATACTATTCCTTTAAGAGCATTTTGACCAGCCGCAAGACATATCCATCTCTCTGTCCTTTTGAAGTTGTTCAACGACATAATTAATAGGGGCACCATGTCGCAGTGCAAGAGAGATAGTTCTTGTAAATCCAGCGTGATTTGGATTGTCAAACACGTCGACAATATCTTTTATGAGGATCTCATCTCCGTTTCCTCCAATTCTGAGATCATATCTAGAATTTTTTGTCTTATACGGGTGCTTAATGATAATTCCCTTTCTATACTTTTTAGGGATCTCTATGTACTTCTGGAGACCTCCCATGACCTCATAAGGCCTTCCACCCATTAGTCCAACTAGAATAGTCCACGCCTCACCCTTGATGGTTGCGTGATGTATTGAGCACTCCAGTTCTGAAGGCCTAAAGGGGGCCTCGTGCGTCTTGAAGGGTTGATCTTCTTCTCTGTCTTCACCGATTAAAACGCCTGTTCTACATCCATCCCTATATACTGTCAATCCCTTGCAGCCCATTTCCCAGCCTGCTTCATAAATCTTTTTTACTTCATCGACAGTCACATCACTAGGCAGGTTGATCGTAGAGGATATTCCATGATCAATCCATCTTTGAGCTGCAGCTTGAAGCTTAACTCTTGACTTCCAATCAATTTCACTGGCTGTTGACATGTGATACGGAGAGTCTTCAATTTCGGAAAGACCCGTCTTATTCATCCAGTTTTTGAATCCGTGATGATATACATCATACTCCTTCCACGAGTCGCCCAAGTCGTCAATGAAGTCAGCCTCGACACCCTCAGTCACCTGACTGATCTTTCTTCTTCTTGTATACTTTAGCATAAATGCTGGTTCAATTCCGCTTGAAGTCTGTGTCAAAGTTGAAACAGACCCAGCAGGTGCGGTCGTTAAAATCGAAATATTCCTCCTGCCAGACTGCTTGCTCATCTTCTTCGTTAAGTTGCACGAATTCCAGATCCTCTCTAAGAATGGATGGCCAGCTTCCTTAGTGTGATCGTGAATAGGAAAGGCACCTCTTTCAGAAGCCATAATGCAAGAAGACTTATACGCAGAGATTGCAAGTGTCTTATATATTTCTTCAACTACACTAATAGATTTTTCACTTCCATACCTTATTCCAAGTGCAGCAAGTGTATCACCGACAGCTGTAACTCCCAACCCTGTCCTTCTTCCATTTAGTGCTTTCTTTCTAATGGTCTCCCACAGATCTTTTTCAATCTTCTTAACGCTACTAGCCTCAGGATCACGCTTGATCTTTCTTAGAATTTTATCTATTTGTTCAACCTCAAGGTCGATCATGTCATCCATTAGTCTTTGAGCTTTGACAGCACATTCACCAAATTTTTCAAAGTCAAAAGCAGCTGACTCTGCAAAGGGATCGTCGACAAAAGATATAAGATTAACAAGCATTAGCCTACAAGAATCATAGGGTGCAAGGGGAAGCTCTGAACAGGGGTTTGTTGAAGTCGTTCCGTATCCTTCAGCATCATAGACATCAGCAGGTGAATTTCTAATCACTGAATCCCAAAAAATCAATCCCGGCTCAGCTGAATCATGGGCTGCATCTATAATCTCATCCCAAATCTCTGTAGCACTAACCCAATCCTCAACAACGTGATCTGCACCTTTTTCAACTGGAAATCTTAGGTGGAGATCTTCTCCCTTTTTAACTGCTGTTAAAAACTCATCAGAAAGCCTAATTGAGATATTGGCACCAGTAACTTTCTTCCTATCTCTCTTAATATTAATGTAATCTCTAATTTGTGGATGATGAACAGATATTGTTATCATCAAAGCGCCTCTTCGACCTCCCTGGGCTACTTCTCGAGTAGAGTTAGAAAATCTTTCCATAAAGACTTCTATTCCGTCTGTAGTTCTAGCAGCGTTTCCTGTAGGCAGGCCTTTTGGTCGAAGGGTAGATATATCAAACCCTACTCCGCCACGACGCTTGGCAATTTGAACTAGCTCTTGGTCTGATTTTAGTATTCCCCCATATGAATCTCGAGGAGATTCAATTACAAAGCAATTGGAAATAGATTGAATCTGATTGTTGTTTCCAATTCCCGCCATGGGTGAACCTTGTGGGACTACATATCTAAAGTTTCTGAAGAGATTGTAGATTTCATCCTCTGATAGCGGGTTTGGGTACTTTGATTCAATCCTAAAGAACTCCCTTGCAAGGCGTCTGTGCATATCATCCGGGTTCTTTTCTTGATAGTTTCCCTTTCTGTCACACAGGGCATACTTTGTGGTAAATACAGACGCAGCCAGGTCGTCTCCATCAAAGTAATCTGTCGAAGAACTAATTACATCTTCAAATTTATGCATTCTTAATCTCTCCAAGATTTTTAAAATTACAGCAGACTAACTAGGACTGTTAATCTCCTTCCACTTATTCTTCAATATGGTCTTCATGTCATTATTATCTGACCTTAGAGCCTCACTTAGGGTCATCTCATCATCATTGTCAACAACAAGGATTTTTGACCTAGCAGTGTCCATTCTCATTGGAAATAAAACACCATCTCTTCCGGCCCTATTTTTTGCAATAAATATTCTTCCAAGACCACTTGACTTTTCTGTTGGCTTTCTAGAAAGAGAGACAACGACGTCTGCAACCATAGCTTTTCCATAAGCTTCTGACATATTCTCTAGACCGACAATGTCTGAGTTGGCTGAATCTCTATTAGCTTGGGAGGCAGTCCATATTGGAATGTTCATGTCCATTGCTAAGTTTCTTAGCTCTTCGTAGATCAACTTAAGCTCATGCCTAAGTGAATCATACTTCCTAGAAGACCTCATGATATCAGCATAGTCAATTATGATCAAGCTTGGAACAAAGCCCTTTAGGGATAGCTTTTCCATGTGATTTCTTATCATCATTACAGTTGCTGATCCTGTCGGGTACTCTTTGATAATTAATCTTCCAAGATCCATGTCTTCATATTTTTTAAGAACTTCATCCTTTCTATCAACAACTTCGTTACTTGGAATATCACAAAAGTTAGAATCATATCTTAGGCCAACAGCAGTTTCTGAAAGCTCAAATGTGTAATGGACAACATTCTTTCCTCGTCGCAAAGCTTCAGCGCCCACACTAACAAGGAAGTGACTTTTCCCGACACCCGTATTGGCTGTCACAACTCCGATCTCACCTCGACCAAGTCCGCCATTTAATATGTCTTTCTTGTCAAGCTGCGGAATTCCAGTAGGACATGCACATCTACTAATGTGGACAAATCTGGCTTCAGCATCTTCCATAAAATCATGACCAATTGAAGCAGGCATTCCCACAGACAGGGCGTGTCTCATAAGGTCCATCACAGATTCAAGCTTACCATCTGAGATTCTTTCAACAGCCTCTTCCAGGGCTTCTTTCATCGCCTGCTGCTTACAGAAATCAAGTGTCTTTTCTTTAACAAACTTGAGATCCCCCACATCCGGGTTCATCCTAATCCTGTGCAAGAATTCAACTATTTGATCTCTAAGGATTGTGTCCTTTCCCTCTCTCAGATCATCACGAACTATTGTGATTAAGAGCGGGAGTGTGGGAAAATCCTTATACTTGAGATAGTAAGAAAAGTACTTGTCTGAGAGATATCTCAGGTACTTTAGATCAAAGTATGTCGGAGTCATAACCTCCGACATTTGTGTAGACCAATTCTTATCAGTGATCAGGCACTGAAAGATCTTCTCCTGAAAGGACTTGCCATATTGCTTAAAGTGTGCAGGTCCCTCAGAAGCATACTCATTTATCATTACTACGTTTTCCAATGTTCCTCATTGATAGAAAAAGGTGATCGACATCAAGATTTTGAATTCCATTCTTTATCATCATCCTGATTAGTGATATTTTATTCGGTGTAGGGTCAAAAGTATCAATTGAACTTTCAATCTTTTTAATTTGTTCGGGGGCTAGATTTGACGTATCTAAATAAGTCAATTTCCAGTTGGTTTTAATTAGGCTCTCACTGGCTGCTATTTCTTTAAAAATCTTGGGCGATTTCTTCTCTTGAGCCCTTTCTTTAGCCTCTGATATTATGTCTAATATCGTACAGTCATCCTCTGTAGATAGTGCAGGAAATCTTTTTGATATAGTCTTAAACCCAGCCCCTTTGACACCCTTGATGTTGTCAGAGGGGTCTCCGCATATAGATTTTGCTAGGCAAAAATTATTTGGGCTTATTCCAAACTTTCCTACAACCTCTTTCTTATTGACGAACTTTTTCCACGTAGGAGAATAGATGACTGTCTCATTGTCTAAGAGCTGGTAGTAATCCCTGTCAGAAGAGACTATAACCTTCTTGTCGTGTCTAAATTTATACCTGGATAGATATCCTATAACGTCATCTGCCTCACAGCTATCAACATAGACTTGAATTACAGGTAACTTTTTTAATGAGCTTATTAAAAAAGAAATCTGATCATTTCTATTCTCAATAGTGTTGGGAATGTCTTCATCCTCATAGAATCGATTTAACTTTTGAGGCCTTCTACTCATTTTATATGTGGGGAGAATGTCTCTTCTTTTTTTAGATCCGCCCCCCTCCCACACTACAACAACATCTGTGGGAGTCATTTCAAGACATATCTTTTTTAGAGCATTTAAAAAACCGACTATTCCCCCTACGTGACTTCCCTGATCACTCATCGCTGGGTGCGCCACATAGTGACGCATAAAAAGATTAAATGCGTCAACTAAGACTACAGGACTTATCTTGCCCAACTGAGCCTCACTCAATCTCAAGTGCTATTGATCTTACTTCCTCATATGACTCAATGTCAATGTCAGGATCCTCATTAAACTTCTTAACCATTACTACCTCTAGAAGATTATCAATATACTTTGAATATTCCGGATCTTTCATTATCTCATCAAACTTCGGTTTGTGAAACTTCTTTTCAATCGCAACTTCGCCAGTCTTAACGTCAGTCACTGTAAAGCACTTCCACGCTCCTGTTCCGGAGACTGACACTTCTTTTCCTTCAATTACTTCTGGACCATTCTTTCTGAGTAAGTCAAACATCTGCTCATGCTCCTTGATTCCGACACCGAAGTGAATTTCAAAGTCGATCTTCCTAAATGGAGGGGCAACCTTGTTTTTTATCGTTTTGGCTGAGACATGAATTCCTATAACATCTTCACCATCTTTAATTTGCTGTCCTGCGCCTAGTTTAATTCTAGTTGAGGCGTGAAATGGAATAGCCTTTCCCCCAGGTGTTGTATCAGGATCCCCGTACATAACACCAATTTTAGTTCTAATCTGATTCAGGATAACAAATAAGACATTCTGGTTAGCAATGACTCCCGTGATTTTCCTCATACCCTTTGAGATGGCTCGGGCTTGAAGCCCTATCGAGTCCTTGTCGTAATCGCCAAGAAGCTCTGCTTTTGGTGAAGATGCCGCAACAGAATCCCAAACAATTGTTACCGGAATATTCTTGTCCATCGCCTTGGCTTT